TAGTCTTCAAATTACGAATGTGTGTGCGACCTTCGTGATGGAAACTCTTCCAAAGAGCCTCAACTGGTGCGGTATCAGTGGCGACTGTATCATTCACAACCAATTTGTTAGATTTCACAGGTTCACTAGTTGAAATAGGAAGCCCGTTAGGATAATGCTTGTAAAAGTTGGCAGATCCTAGAATCCTTGCGCGTGGATAAATAGTTTCCTCGTCTAAACGACCATGCCATTGAGCATTATTTGTTTTAGGATTCGCCTTAGCCTCGGTATCCTTTTTATCGCATAATGTACACAGCTTAGACCCGGGCAGGGGTTTCTTTTTACACTGTAATTCATAATACATCATACAAGTCTTTCCAACAGTTTCAGGAACAGGCTTGTCAAAATCAAGTCTACGACCCAGACATAGCGCTTTATTAATATCGGATGACTTGAGACGAGATGGATGGTCCAGCCAATTTGTGGCTGGCGCAGCAGCAGGAGCAGGCGCAGGCGCTGGTGCTGCCACAGGCACTGGTGCTGGTGCTGGAGCAGGCGCAGGAGCAGGCGCAGGAGCAGGCGCCGCTGACTTGGTAGCTGCTGCCTTGGTCTGTCTGGACTTTTTAGTCTTTACAGGTTCAGCAACGGGTTCGGCGACCGGCTCAACGACCGGCTCAGCGACCGGTTCGGCGACCGGCTCAGGACATAGCGAACGAAGTTCGTCAGCGATGGAAGGAGGGAGGAGATTTTGGGAGGAATTAAGGAGGAGGATTGCTTTAGCAAGGAGAGAAAGTTGTGATGACATTTTGGAGGGATAGAAGTAGGAACCTAATTATTTGTATCGGCTACACAATGGCATCAATTTTTTCCCAGATTCTATAGTAAGGAATGAAATCGTTTATTGATACAATTATCACAAATATACCAATTGTATTAATAATCCTGGTATTTATCTTTTTAATCTTAAGCGAGTTTGCAGGAGTGTGTATTAGTTTTGATAAACTTGGCGAAATCTTACATGGAGTCATTATAGGTCACCAGGTAAAGGTTTTAGGATAAAAAATGATGACGCCAAATCGGTATTGTAGATAAGCATATTCCCATGGACACTGTGGTACCAGACACTCTCATTCGTGCTTCGGTTCAAGGTATTGTATATCTCATCAATTCTCAAACTGGCGATGTTTACACCTACAATCCAGAATCACCCACTTACATCGGTCAACTGGAACGTATTCCAGATACCGATAAGCACCTAATGTCTAAGCAAAATGGCTGCCTTCATTATGCGAAAGTGAAATATCGCGATGATATTCGTGAAGTGATGGAACGGCTACGTACCACCCAGTAAAAAAATGAAGAGCCTCCAGACCAAATGAACAAATGGCAAATGGAGTATCTAATTGATGATATTCTACGCCAACGCAAACTCTTGCTGTGGCGTAAAATAGTTGATAATTTTCCAATAGAACAGAAACACCGTGATATAATTACTAAAAAATTCCTCCAACCACCGGTGGTGGATTCGCAGCGGCATACTGCGCCGCCAAAATCCGCCGTTCAGCCCGATAGTACGCCAACTGCTCTTCATTGCTCTGGAACTGATAAGTGAAAGTGCTATGAAGTACGTTATAAGAACTAACAAAAGTGTAAATTGACATATCGGCGTTATTTTCTATTTTTTGACCCTCGGTCAAAGGTGAAATGACGTTCGCTTGCGGATTTGCCTGTGAAAATCGTGGAGGTCCAGTAGAATATCTATTTGAAGGAATAGGTGCCAGAGATATTTGTTGAAAAAAGTTTGATGGTATATATGGATAGCGTAATACATGTAATTGCTGTCCGTTACGAAAATCGGTTGCCTCTTGATTATTTGCGAATGAGTACCATATAGGCGGGTCTCCACTCAAATTATTCAAATAGTTGGAAAAATTAATCGCTTGGACGCGATTAAAGGTATTCCATTGACGTTGTAGTGTGAGTATATCACTTTTAGTTTTGTATTTTACACCTGATAAATCGTATGGCGACTGTGGAATGTTTCCAATCCCAATATTTGTTGAGAGATACTGAAGATATGTATAGTTTGATAAATACGAAGGATACGGGTCCATGTTCATTTTCTTATTTAGATGGTGCGGTTTTTAAATAGCACAATCATCATTTACTATTTCATTAATCGTATCTTTTTCATCATCGGAGGAGAGGTCCTTGCTGTAGTCTATTACAGCCCCCTTACGAACCCCAATAGTTTTACGATTTTTAGAGACAAATTCTACAAATGTATTATTTTTAGACAATTCGGCCACTTCGGCACCCAAGCTAAACTCAGCAACAGTCAGCGACGCAAGGAAGGAATGAAGACGAGTAGCAGCTCGTTGCTCCAAGAGTTTATCAATGGCGATTTGACGTTCACTCTTGACAACGGAAGGAACTTTTACAGCGAAGGAAGAAACAGGGCGCTTGGTCATTTTGTTAGAAATCTCAGGAATCCAAACAACAGTTTCAATTTTTTTAAACTAGCCTTAAGTATCATCAAACATCATTTTTCCCTTACCGCCAGATATTTCAAAGACATTCCACGCTTCTCCGTACGTCAATAAATATGTTTTACGACTCTTATTACGAGGATCCATTGGAATCGGCGCTAATATTGGGTAGAGAACAGGCAAAACTGCGCGAGTAAATTGTAGGGTTCCTGATGGATTCGTTGTATCAAAGCCACCAAAAGTTATATTATATACATCTTGAGGCAAAGGATATGAGTAATCCAAGGCCATACGAATATTTTTCCAGTAGGAGGTCACTTCACGAAACACAGCTATTTCCCATTGTTTAATTCGGTCAATATTTGAGATGTTTAAACGTAATGAGGAGACGAAAGGTGAATTATCGTATGCTGTTAGAACCAGACGCTGACCGGCGAGAGTAGAAGCGTACGACCGGAGGCCTACAAGCATACGACTTACAGAACCAATCATATCAACAGTAAACGGTAGTTGGACAACTGCGTTATAGGGAGGCGAAGCGGCTACAAACGAATTGTCCTCAATGGTAAACTGTTCATGACGAACATTGGTATAAGGTATGCGCAGAGTTTGAGATTTGAGCCATAGGTTCGCATCACGAGGTAAATAAAGTTGAGTGGATTCTAACGATAGTTGTATCGGCTGGACCTGCTCTAAGGGTAAAGTAACCTGAGAAGTATCAATGGGGCCATTTTGAGTCGCTTGAATCACCAATGGTTTGCCATTCCACGGTTGAGGTAAAAGTCGTCCATCACTGGCAACCACCACTTCGTTCAATTTGCGTAAATAGATGCGAAGACGCCAACGCTGTTGGTTGAGAGCAGACATTGGTATTCCTGGTTCAAACAATTCCTCGCTGCCAAGAATGGGTATAGGGACACGTAGTTCGCCGACCGTAGCGGAACGGCCGATGGCCAGTGGTGTTTCCAAGCGTGAGCCGACTTCATCGTTCATCAAGAATACTGGTCCCGTTTCAGCGGTTTGGCGATTACGCCACGATAGATATTCACCGTAGTTTTCGTGAATAATAACTTGGTCCTGAAACACCTGTATCTTATCAATGATTTGGAATCCAATATTGTTCGTATAACCGAATGTGACGCCACTGGGGTCTGTTACTATTCCTGTTGGATTGGCCGCTACAGCAGCGGGTGGCAACCAAGTAGGCAATTGAATATGGAGAAAGAAGTATTTAGCCATATCACCACGATGTTCTATATCAAAATCTACCCAACGACCCCAATCTGGTTGATTTCGTGGTTGTGCTATGTATATCTCTTTTGTAAATGGCACGGAACGCATGTAAACACTATGAAAAAAAGAGACCTTTGGGTTTGCGGTAAAAAAGATGTCCTTTTTGCCTCTGGCAACCAGTTCAATTAGACCACCGGAGCGAGATGTCATTATGAATCTCCTTAATTTATAGTGAGCGATTTTAAACCCACACTTTATAGAGATGTTTCACCCATTAATGACAATATTCACCGCCCTTCTTTTCGTCGCTTTAACACCCGGCATCTTTTTGACCATACCACCAAAGGGAAAACCTATTATTGTTGCGGTCACACACGGTGTTATTTTTGCCGTAATTTACGCCATTACTCACAAGGCCGTTTATCATTTTACCAAACAGTACGAAGGCTTTCAGGAACAGTATGTATTTCCTAAGCCAATAAAAAACGGCGAAATGTGCGAGGCACAGACCTGTATGTGTAACGGAGCAGAGATTGCCGAGAAGGGACGTTGCCAATAGACTTGACTGCGTCACTGGCTTAAAAACATAAACAAATGAACGACTAATGATGAGTTTTCCAAATATCAGCACCGGTTACGGTTTGACCGTTCAGCCCGTGACTCCGCCCAAGATGGCCGAAATGAAAGCAACGGACGACAAACTTAACGTCATTCTTACGACGATTCGCATTCCTGATGATCATATTTGGGCGAATGGTCTATTTCAAAACATTTATATAATCTATCGTATGTTGGAAGTGATGGGACTCAAACCGTGGTTGATGGTAGATAATAACCAGAATCATAAAGATGCGAAAGTTCATGAAAAGTTTCGTATGATGGATTTTAAGGAGTATGCCGCCAACCCTTTTCCAGTCGCTTCGTACCTTGAGGTGGGTATGTCGTGCGACCCAGGCATTCGCCGATTTTTCCGGTCCATGGGCGCTAAGGTGAGCAAACTCTACCTTGGAAACATTTTGAATATTGATATTGAAACGATGACGTTTATGAAGGGCGTTAATTTCAGCCATCACGTAGCAGGTGAATTGGACGAGATTTGGGTAAGTCCTCATTACGATTTCCACGCTGAATACGCCGGTTCTATCAACGCACTTTGTGGGAAAACCAGGATAGCGCCGTATGTTTGGGACCCTATGTTTATTGAAGATATGGGGCAAATATATGACGATAAGGGATTATCTTTGGAATCGGAGCGTGTTTTTGTCATTATGGAACCAAACATCAGTTTCCAAAAGAACTCGGTGATTCCTATTACCATTGCGGAGGCGTATTATCGTCTTCATCCAAAACGGGTAGGTCAGGTTATAGCAATCAATGGTGAGCGACTCAAAAATAACCCATATTACAAGACCTCTGTACTTCCTAATCTCAGCATTCACAAGGATAATAAGCTACAACTTACTCCACGCGCCCATATTGTAAATCTAGTGAGAGCATTTCCATCTGCCATTATTATTATGCACCAGGTGAATAACGAATATAATTATAGTTTCTTAGAGTTTATTTCTATGGGTTTTCCGGTCGTCCATAACATCAAACGTTTCAAGGAATATGGATACTATTATGAAGCAAACGATTTTGATGGCGGTGCCGAGCAAATCAACCGTATCATCAAGTATCATGATAGTAATAAAGTTGCCTACGCAGCGCAAGTAAAGCAACTCACTTGGAATTTTTCTATCAATAATCCGGCGAACATAGAGGCCTGGCGCGATCTTTTATTCAAGAAAGCGTAATCGTAGGCAGTTTAAAAACCACCCATAAGACATCTTATAGACCATCATGAAGATTGGCGTAACTGTAAGATTTCTTAATAGTTATTTTAGTGGAGGTATTCCACAGGTCGCATGTTCCCTCGCAAAAGCCTTACACACGTCAGGCCATGATGTAACGCTGTTGTACCCCGCTGGCGAACAGGACTGGTTTATGGACGTGTTAGGACTCAAAGAAAACCTGCCTCCAAGAGTGCCATGGGAACCAGAATCACCTAACAGATATGATGTAGTTTTTGAAGTGGTTTGGTCGTTCCCAGACGAATTGCGCCCTAAAGTGGCCGACCACCGAATTCTTTGGGTCCATCAGCCACCCATTTTTCACGATATTGAATCGTCGGTCTATCAGTGGAATTTGACCCAGAGGTCTTTCAAGAATCTCACCGCCATTACTACATACGATTTTTACTCGCAACAGGACGTACGATACTTAGAATTTTTGTCAGGAGTTCAGGTAATCCAAGTTCCTTTCCTATGGAATCAGGAAGCATTGACTATTTTTTGCGATGAGAATAAGATACCTGAATGGAAGGAATCTGCTAAACGGGTTGAACAAATGATTCCTAAGGAGGTCAATCCTTCTGTTTCGTGGTGCGCACGTATTGTAGAGAGTAATTTTAGTAATACAAGCCACGCAAATATTCCACTTAATATTTTGACCCAAATTCGCGTACGTGGTGATCCAGTACGTTTTAATGTCCACAATGGCGAGCAGCTCGGCAGCAACGAATTTTTCAAGACAAATATTGCGAAAAATCTACTTTTACCAGATATTAGCGGTTCTATTGTCCCACGAGTGCGATTACCAGATTTACGTCAAGAAAAATCGTTCCTTATTTCCCATCAGCGATTTCGCCCCATTAAAGCATTTTTACTAGACGCATTATATCTCGGTATTCCAGTGATTCACAATTGTGAGCTTTTGACCGAAATGGGTGTTCCTTATGGGTATAAGTTAAATCAAATACAGGATGCTGCGAATGCGTGGGCAAAACTCAAAAAGGACTACGAAAACGAAAAGATATTTTTTAATACAACGGTTCATAGTGCTTTGAGGGTTAAATTAGTAAAACGTTTTTCACCTGCTGCTTTATCAACGACGTATAGTGAACTTCTAAAACGGGCTATTTCGCCAAAGGCAATTCCAAAATCTATCACACCCGTCCAACAAAACCGAGAATTGAGAGTATACTTTTGTGAATTATGGAGTGAGTTCGTACCAAAATATAACTTTTTTATGTATTTGCTCTCTTGGATTGGCGCAGCCAATAATATTCCAGTCATTCTTGATAGTAAAACACCAAACCTCGTAATTTA